CGCCGTGCGTTGTGACGCCAGTCATTAAGGTAGTACCACTAATATCAACATTACCATTAATGTCAATCAGGGTTGAATTGAGTTCTATTTCATCATCGGCATTGATATCTAGATCACCATCTGCTGGAGAACCGATGCTGATTGCGCTATCACGGAAACGGAGTTGCATTGCAGCATTAATCATTATTCCTGCATCAGCAACGTGGGTTACAGTAACATCTTTATCTGCGCCAAAAGTTAATACAGCAGCATCACTAAGTAAGAATAAGTCATCACCGATAACAGCATCCAAGACAACTGATAGACCACCATCAGTTTGCAGTGAACCATCTGTAGTATTTGTTGCAGCAGTAGTGTCATCAGTTTTAATAATTCCACTAGCAGTTATGGCGGCAGTTGTTGTAGCGCCAGCAATATCAACGGCACCAGAATAGTCTCCTGTTGCAGCGTCTATCTCGCCCGATATTGTTAGATTTCTTATGCCTGTGTAATCTTTACTAGAGTCTAGAACAACTGCTTTACTTGCAATTGCAGTACCAACAGCAGTGCTACCCAAATCCAGTGCGTTAATTTCTCCAACCACAACCGTTGCACCATCCAGAATATTAAGTTCTTCTGGAGTGGATGTGATTGCAGTAGTTGTGAGTGCTGCAAGTAGAGGAATATAACCACTCTGGTTAATCAATCTCTGTGTGCGGTCAGCAGTTGGATCAATAATTGTTAATGTTGTTTCGTGGTCATCAGCAGTTGCACCTTCAAACACAACAGCGTTTGCTGCCTCCATAGTAACAGTGTCAACCTGAGTAGTTGTTCCTGCTACAACAAGATTTGGAACAAGTAATGTTCCTGTGCTTGGGTTGTAACGCAATGCACCTGTGTCGTCCAACAGAGCATTCGACTCATCGTTGAAGACCACAGGAAAGTTTGTGTTTGCAGTACTGTCGGAGACTGTAGCAGTAGTAGCAAGTGTAGCTAGTGCTACCGCAATATTTGCAGAACCATCAAACGAGGTTCCACCGATAGTTCTAGCAGTTGCAAGTGTGGTCGCCGTATCAGCATTACCTGTAACATCACCAGTTATATCACCAACAAAAGCTGTTGATGTAATGCTTGTTGCACCAGTGACTACTCCGGCATCAATGACAATCGTACCATCAAGAACAATCTGTTGTCCTGCTACTGGAGTAATTGTTAAGTCAGTACCAGCAGTACTCGTAATAGCATTACCATTAATGTTAATATTATCTACTTGAAGTGCAGTTAGTGTTCCTACTGAAGTGATATTTGTTTGTGCGGCAGTTGCGAGTGTACCAGCAATAGTACCACCAGAAACATTAATACCAGCACTAAAAACTGGTATTTGACCCATAGTTACAACACCATCTGCTGCAATCGTAATTGCGTCTGTTTCAGAAACAGAACCGACAGTTCCACCATCAGCAATAACTAATCTTATTAAAGTACCCAAAGAGGTTATATTTGTTTGGGCTGCACCTGTAACGGTAGCAGCAGTTCCACTCGCATTACCTGTTAATGCACCAACAAATCCTGTAGCAGTTATTTTACCCGTACTTGGGTTGTATGTTAGTGTACCATCAGATTCTAGTCCAAGATTTCCGCCATCAACATCACCACCAGCAGTGAAGATGATCGCATTGTTCTCATTCGTAGATTCATTATCCGTGATAGTAACAGTAGTAGCAAGTGTTGCTAACGCTACTGCAATATTTGCAGAACCATCAAACGAGGTTCCACCGATAGTTCTAGCAGTTGCAAGTGCAGTGGCAGTGGCAGCATTTCCAGTTGTGTCCTGATTGAGTGTGCCAATAACAAGATCAATAGTACCATCTGCATCCTGATATGTTGCAGTAATGTTTGTCTCTGTATTACTAGAGAACATCGCACCGACCGTATCTTGTACGACTTCAGAAAGATCAATATTAGCAGTACCGTCAAATGACACACCGTGAATTGTTCGTGCAGTTTCAAGTGCAGTTGCTGTTGCAGCATTCCCTGATGTACTTTGGTTGAGCGTACCAATAACGAAATCTAATGTATTATCGCTATCTTCATAGGTTACTGTAATATTTGTTTCTGTGTTGGAACTAACCATCGCTCCAACTGTATCAGCAATAGTTTCTGCAAGAGTAACACCGTCAATTGTTAGTGCATCGGTTTCCAAGGTTCCGTCAACGTCAACATTACCTGATATATCTAATGATGCAGCAGTGACTACGCCTGTTGTTGTTAAATTCTCATTACCAAAACTAATGGCTCCAGAACCATCTGTAATAGAACCAGCAGCTAATGCAAGAGTTCCGGCGTTAAACGTGGTTCCTGTCAGAGTTGTAATTGTAGCAGAGGTTTGCGTCCCGCCGACTACACCACTAATTGTTGGAGCAGTTAAAGTCACCACTGTTGCAGTGGCACTAATACCACTCGTTAGTGCAGTACCCGTACCAAGTAAAGTATAAATCTCTACAAAGTTATCATTAATTTTGTCACCAGCAACGGGAAGGGTATCACCAGTACCATCATTAACAACCGTTCCAATACCAAGTTCTTGATATGCCATTTACAGTATTCTCCATTAAATGTATTTATATACACTTATCGTTTATTTTTTATTATCCTCACCAAATGGATTTAATTCACTGAATTATGACACCCCACCATCACATATCTATATTTTATTTTTCTCAACTAATTGTTGTAGTAAAGATTTAATTTCATGCATCTCAGACTTCAAAGTATTTAATTCTCTATTCGATTCACGCATCTCATCCCTATGTCTTTGTGCTTCTTTCGCACGTTTTTTTGCAACCTGATATGCATTCACATTGTTATTTATAATTCCATGACTACCATTATCTGATTTAACATAATTTTCCTCACCTTCTATTTTTAAATATTTTGACATGTTAAGTTGCCAGAGCTAAAACACGAAGCTGTCTAAGTAGTGGTGGCAGAGCTTGATTGGTTGTTCTCATAACAATCTTAATTTGAAAAGAAATAAATTCTTCTAGTGGAGAACCAATACCATCATCTGTCACACCAGCAGTATATTCATGTTCAAGATATTCCACCCTGCTCTCAGAAGGACGAGTTGTAACATCTGGCAAACCAGACCCAGAAACAGTTCCATCATCATTAAAGAATTTAAAACCCATCTCAGCAAAGTCAAATTCATCATCAACCCGTAAAGTTTTAAACAATATTTTAATACTTGATTCGGGTGATCGTACTGCATCAAGAATAACTCGCAAAGAAGTCGCCGGATTTTCTAGATCAATTTTCTTGGTAAGATAAATTGCTGAATGATTATCACCATCTGGTTGCGTCATTGATTTATATATAGATGTTGGGTACACATCAGATGAAGAATCAATTTGATTTACCTGATTTGCTACAGCAATCATAGATGCTCTTTGCAAATCAAGTACTGGAGATAGTGCATCAATGTCTGAACTCATGGTCAATGGAATACTAAGAGATTTAGCACCAGCCATTTCATTTGTTTCGTTGATACCAGATGCAACCAGTTTAGTTTCATCCCAATAATAGTTGTCGTCAAGGGAAACAATTCTGGAGGTTGATGATTTTGTAAATGAAGTTTCAGAACCGCTTGGACTTGTTCCTGTTGTTGCTAAAAATCCACCCCCAATTTTGGTTCTTGCAGGAGTCAGCATTCCTATGTTAGTTGTAGAAACATCATACTGAGCATTTTCTGTTGCAGTAATAACATCTCCACCAAAGCTTGTAGTACTACCATCATTACTGTTTATAACTGGTGTGGTGTCAAGCACAATAGTATAACTATCTTGTTGAATATTAGCAATTGCAGTGTGTGTCTTGTTAATATCATATAGCGGGACTTTATTAATTTGATATAGTCGTACTGTTGCGCCATTTGCATGAGATACTGCCGTTGTACCATTCGTACCCCGTGTTGCACTACTAATACCTGTTCCAGAAATAGTGGTATAACTAATGATCTCATCATCAATCTTAATATAGTAATTGCTAGAGGCATCTCTAGAATACTTACCACTAGTGTCATCAAAGTTTGTTCCACTTGTCAGAGTAATGGATGTTGCGGCAGATGACAATGCACCATTAAGTGTTGTTTCTGCGCCAGATCGCACCCCATCAATAGTGACATTATTAAGGATAGAAAACATACCGTGGCCTGGATGATTAACTTTTAGAGCAGTACTATTATCAAGCATCTCCAAAGAATTAGCTGCGAGAGTTTTTGCGGGTAATGTTTTATTCTGCAAGGTAACCAAACCAGCAGCAGATGTGTCAAACTTCGCTCGTTTCATAGAGAACTTCATATCCTGTGTAGGAGATGGAACCCATGTTCTGTTGTTTGAACTTTTGAAAATAACACCAACGTGAGGTTGGTCTGTAATTTCATTACCAGAAGTATCTTGAGTTCCAAGATCAGAAATCCATACTTTATAATCTGGAGTATTAGCTAATAGACATATTGCATATTCTGTTCCACCCTGCACATAAACAGGGGAATCAAAAGTAAAGGTTGTCGCAGTATTACCGTCATTAGAAGTTGAAATTGATCCAGCGCCTAGTGTCTTTCTACCAAATGGTAAAACTTTGGGTCCGGGCGAAGCATTAACTACATTACGAATTTCCATTGTCACAGGAAATGCTGGGTCTTTTTGAAAGAAAAATATATCACAAGAAGTTAAAAATGCACCAGTAGTTCCCGCACCGCTATCTGTATCCAAAACAATAAAGGTCTGCGCCAGTGGGTCCATGTCATCAACCGGCTCAGGTGTGGGTATCACTGCACCTAAAAGAATTCCACTATTTTCTGTTAAAGCCGTGGTTTTTACAATCGCATTTCTTGTGGAGATAATAGTTTCCTGTTGCGTATCTAACATACCGTTAGCAGAATACATTGCTTCAGCATAAGTTTCTCTTGCAACAATTTCATTTGCGCCGTCACCAACTTGTTTATTATTTGGGTCTGCTGTTATTACAAACGAAAGATCGCCAGTTGGAAACTTAGGATTGCCACCTTGTTTGGGGTCAGGAATAGTAAAAGTTCCGTTGCAGTTACCAACACCATCACTAATTAAGTTACTGCCAGCAATAGGAGTTGTAACATCTGAGAAGTTTAAGAAAGTAGTTCCAATTGCTCCACTTGATGCTGGAGTAACATAGTTATTAACAAGCGTCTTATCAAAATATATGAATAATTTTGTAAAGGGTTTTAAACTTGTTACAGTAAAAGTAATGACCCTTTGTCGTGCATATGGAATAACAGTTTTAGCAATAGATTTAAACCCATTACTTGTTAGCTCAAAATCTTCTGAAACCTCTGTGTTCTTACCACTTCTGGTTTGTGTAATTGCATTATAATTTTGATCTACCATCAGATGGAACTCCGTTTATATTTGTTCTTATTTATTACTATTAAAAAATCATTAATCGTCATCATCATCATCTCGTGCGGGCGGCTCTGGTTGACCATCATCTCGTACCACAACACCAGCCCAAGAAGTTTGCCAAGAGTTCCAAACCACACCCATATTATTACCAATAGCAGCAACAACTGCATCATAGTTACCCTCTTTGTTAAGAATCAATTGAGGAGCAATTTCTGTTTCCATCCAATTGTCCTGAGTTGGATCAATGCTACAAAAACCTTTCCATGTTGCAGTCATAAATGGTGCAACACGTTCAACTGTACTAGCAAATGGTTGTTCTGTTAGTACAACCTCTGTATATGGGAGAGTAATGAGATCACCTGTCTTCTGATAACCAGCAGCATTTCTTCCCGCAAGTGTGGACGCAGCCTCCTCAAGATCAACTGATTTAGTAACATGAATTGGCCGCAGTATTCCGCTAGAAAAATCCATAGAGTTTTTATAATCTTTATGGAAGGCATCACCAACACTATGTCCTTGGAAATTATCAACAACAATTCCTGACTTAAATCTATTCAATCCGTTAGCATCAGTCACTTCAAAGTCTAAAGCATTTCTTTCTAACATATTTAAAGTTGTCATCTTTTCAACATTAGAAAGACGATTATTAATCTTACCAATATCTTTCATAGTAAATCTTTGATTTCTTGTCCTTCTAATAGTCACATCGCTGGCTTTAAAGGTATAGGCTGGTATATTGAAATCGGCAAGTTTCATAGCATCTACTGGAAGGTCAGGTTTAATAGGAATATCAGAAGATGCGCCTTCGATAATACTAAGAAGTCCTCTATCATCAAGAATAAGTGATGCTTTCTTAGCAAGATAATACTCAAGGTCTGCTTGAATAGTAGAACCGGGTTTGCCAAAATCAACTAATGATGCACCAGTACCATCATATACTCTAGAGTAGAAGTCAAAAGAGTTTCCTGTAATTTCGTCAACAACACCAAGTGTAGATGATGTACCAGCAATATCTGAAACCCTTGGTCTAAAATCAAAAGCATCTCTTAAATCAAAAGTAGATGCCCCCTCATATTTTGGAATGTCTTCATAATCCATTTGATTAGCAATATCAACATAAGAATCAACTGTTATAACATCCCCAGAGCCATGTTCCAGATAATCATACACAATAAGCAAATTTCCTATAGGTGCAGGATGAGATGGTTTTCTTATAATTCGTGAAATGTCATAAAAATTATCTCGTTGTCCACTATCAAAAGAATATTTATTTGCAATATTTGTGCTACCATCTGTAATGATTCCAATAGTAGCAGTTGCACCAGAACTTTCACCAGTGATTTGTTCGTTGATTACCAAATCTGTGGCGGTAGTTTTAATAAAAGTTATCGGAGATGTAGTACCAATAACTCTTGCAGTTGCATTGCTTGTCCCACCCTTGATTATTTCACCTCTGGTAAATGTTCCTGTTTGATTAGTTACAGTAAATTCTGGAAGAATTGCATCTGTACCAGCAATCTCAGAGTCAAACACCCCAACAAGATTAAATGCATCTGCACGACCAAGAGAAATAGTGGGGTCTGATGGGCGTGTCCCATAAGCATGTGTCGTTCCAGAAGTTACTTTCAGTTGTTTCATCAAATTAGTAGTTTTATCTTTTTGTTTAGCAGAAGTTTTAAGAATTGTCGTAATAATTTTTATTTTTGCTGCACTTCCAAAAATAGTTGCATCTGTAACAGTAAGAGTTGACGTTCCAGCACCAGCAATTTTACCAGAAATACTAACAAGGTCACCCTGTACCCCAGTTCCACCACCAGCTGAAAGAATAGATACTGTGTAGTCTTTTTCACTGTGTGCAACAAATGTCTCATTTGTACCAATATTAAAAGTTACAACACCAGAACTGTTCGTAGTTCCAACAAACTGTCTTCGAACTGTATATTGCGTATCAGTGACACCATCATTTGTTTCGGTTAAAAGAGTTTTAACTGTAGTTTTTGGTAGTTTAAAGATAGCTCTGTTTTTCTTTGTATCTTTTAGTTTTGCTGATTCACTATCAAAACCCTCTTGAATAACATTACCAGAACCAGTACCATCCTCCTGTTGAATAGATGATAATGCATCATCTTCAAGAGAAATATCAGCAAAGATATTCGTTAGTGTTGTAATATCAAAATCAGCTGTAAAATCTTGACCGCTATCTGCATCATCCATAAATACCTGTCGAAATTCAGCAATAGTATTAGTTTTGATGGATACAATTGTGAGGTCTGTGTTACCACTATTCTCAATAGTACCACCGTCACCTTCAGCTGAATCTGATGCTTGAAGTTCTTCTCCATCTCTAAATGTACCAACCACAGAAGTTAAATTTACTGTAGTTCCAGAAGTTCCCTCTGCATATACCAACCCTGTGGCACCAGAAGTTACGCCAGTTATTAATACACCACCATTTGCATGTGAAGCAATAAGTGTTGGTGAAGGAGTGCCACTCAAAGTAATCTTTGTAAATGGCCGTATATCAAAAAGATATAATTTATAAAAAGAATCGTTATCGGTTGCATTTGATCCAGCAACCAATCCAGAATCAAATTCAATTCCTCTAGCTCGACCTACACCAATTAAGTTACCGTTTGCAGAACCTCTAGTAGTATTTACTGCATCATAAAATTCTACAGTTTTGAATGCGGTAGTTTCACCAGTTATACTTGAGATATCAGGGGTTCCGTATACATTTTTGACAAGAGCAAAGTTACCAGTATCAAAGGTTGAGACAGCAGCATTAACAGTATTAAAATCTCTTGCTTTCAAAACATCCTTAATTGTAGATTGAGTCTTTTCAATCTCAAAACCATTAACGTATGCCTTACCCGGAGATGCAGTAATAGCAAAATAATCACTACTAGCAATGTTACCATCCTCAGTAGTAGCACCTAGAGTATATTTACCCGGTAAGTTATCTTGACCCACACTAGCATCTACGGATTCATACGCAGCAAATTGAAATGGTCGAACAGTATAATTTCCTGATTCATCCATAGTCCGTCTTGCAAACTCACTAGCAATTTGAGCATAGGGTGTTGCCCGCCCTGTTGCGTTTGACTTACCATTTTTAATATCAATCAGAGATATAAAATTAGTTGTGTTAGTCAAGTCCGCAATAGCAGTTAGTGCAACAGAGACATTAAGTCTATGTGCGCCCTTCGCAGCATAATTACTGGACCCAGTAGAATTATCCAATAAATTTTCTTCGGTTTCTGGTGTGACAATAGTTTCAGTTACTCTAAAACCAACTGTGCCTGTATAGGATTGATCATAATTACTAACGACAAATGTTTCTGCTAAATTATTAACAAAGAAACCACGAATATAGTATATACCAGATTCGATAGCATATGCAAGACCTGTTCTTGCTGCTGGACCTTCTGCACTTGCAAGTTCTGCTTTACTTGAATTTGCAGCAACACTATACTGTGAAGTATATGTAGTAACAGATGCAATATCAGCTGCAAAATTTGATGATGAATGTGATATCGCAGTATTAGCACTAAGGTTCTCACCATCAGCAAACACAGTCGTTGTAAAGTCAGAACCAGTAGATATGTATGAGAGATATAGTAGGGGTTGTTCTGTTGTTGTTGCAGCCTTGAAACCAATGACCTTTGCTGTAACACCTGTTGTTGCACCTGTAATAGTTGTAGGACTATCTACGTTATAATATTGTGATGGATCAATTTCAGCTGAGTTAAATGTACTTGCAAGTTTCAAGCTGTAGTATTCTTGAGTTGTACCCTGACCCGGTACAACCACTGCTCCTTCACGGAAAATATGACTACCGTGTGCTTCAATTTGATGTTGTAATGCACTCTGAAGTTGGGTTAACTCTCTTGCTTGGATTGCATAACCCGGTCTAAAGAGAATTCTTTGATAATTATTTTCTGCATTAAAATCATCAAAGTACGGTGCTGCGTTAAGATTAGTTTTTTGTGCCATGATTGATCCTTAGAATTCCACTATAATTTTAAAATCGTCCGTTTGTTCAGCTGAACGGGAGTTGGGTGCTATGTTTTCTGTAAATATAATACTACCACTATCTGGTTGAAGTTCTGGGTTAGCATAACCATCAGTAAATGTGATAGTAAATCCATTTGCAAGAGTTACTGCTGTGTCAGCTGTTGCGTCAGGTGTTCCCACAGCACTTGAAGTTGCACCTGTGATAGCGTTTGTACCAGATAAAATGGCATAAGCACCAATTGAATCTGTGCCATAACCATTATATCTTTCTTGTTGATAATAAAGAATAGAATTAGTAGCATCCCACTCAACCACTGTAGCAACTGCGCCAGTTGACGCCTGTGTAATTTTCTCATCAACAGCGAATGTTCCACTAACAGTTGTCAACTTTGATGCATAACTTAGTCGAACAGTGTCATCAGATGCAACTGTTGATGTTCCATAAGTTGTTGGGTCAGCAACAATAAAAATGTTACGAAAATCATTTCCTACATGAAGATCATCACGTTCTGCACCAATAAATCGGGATGACATTATTATATAGTGTGCGCCCAATTCTTTAACTGCATCAAAACCATGACCACCTTTTGGACCAATTACAATTTGAATTGCACCAGCAGCACCACCATTAATAACATTTGTACCTACAGCTGTTGTAAGTGCTGCATCGGTAAATACTGTTGCATCTGTGAGAGTAACCGTGCCAAATCTATAACCAGCACCAGCAGTATATATAACAGTATCAGTGCCATTGATTAATCCAAATTTTTGAATAATCCCACCAGAAACCACGAAGGATACAATTGCACCAGAACTTGTTCCTGCATTTACACCATCGCCGGTTACAGCAGTATAGTAAGTACCATCAGTATAACCAGAACCACCAGTTACAATAAGACTTTCAATTTTACCATCAACCGCAGCTGCAGAAACAGTAGAATCCGTACTAACAGGCATGAAGTCTATTGTTAGGAAATTTGTTTGTTCTGTAGTGGTCATGGTATACATATACTTGAGAATATAACCACCCTGAGAAAAGAGGGAATTTGATTCAGAGGTAGGTTCAGACCCCGAATATGCAATGCCACCATTATTATCTAGGACTTTATAAACACGTTTATCAGATGTACGAAAGTAAAATGTAGAGTTATAAAGGTTGTTTTGACCAGATGTAGTTAAATTGTTGGGGCCAACATTATCTTCATACCTGTCATAAATAGTACCATTTTCCCAATCACGACGAATAATTGCATGAGTAACATCACTAGTTGCAAGTTTTTTACCAGCAGTAGATTGATCCCATATATAATACTCATTGGAAACATCATTTACCGGATCGGGTGGAATTAAATCTGTACCACCACTGGTTGCTGCTGTGTATGGAGTAACCTTACCAAATAACATATAGTAAACATTTGGGGCAGTTTCTGAAAAAGATTCGAAAAATTGCGCCGCATTGTGGAGACTAAATTTTTCTGTTATAATTGCTGCCATTAATAGATTCCTCTAATCTTTATTAGTATTTATACACTATGTCTGATTAACTTTTTGTATCTTTATAGTCTTTTTAAATATTCTAATGTATACCATGCAGTACCTCTTCCTGTTGCTAATATACCTAGTTTAGAATCTTGCTGTTTATTCAACACCTGATCAGTATAAAGTTTTCCTAACTCTTCCATACTATATTTATGACTATAATAAATCTTTCTTGTTAAGCATTTTCTACATTTACCGCAAGGCCCCCTTTCTTTATCCTTCCACCAAAAATCACAAGGATTCATAATATCTCTAAGTTCTTTAGGCATACTTTCAAATATTTCAAATCTATGCATATGACCAAGAGGAAAATCAACAGAGACTTTAAATGCTTCTTCATAAAATTCTTTCTTTTCGGCAGAGTTGCCTCTCATTTGTGCCGAATCGTGCCCGGTCATTAATGAATCAGCACCCATTTCTTTAGCATGTTTAGCTAAATTATAAAATCTTTCTATAACTAATGCGATATAGGGTAACCTATTACCTGAACTATCGCTAACTCCTACATTATTAATAATTCCTTGCGTAGGTATAAACTTATTATAATATTTCTCTATAACTTCTTTAGATACATCAGTGTATTTTCTTTTTTCCTCTGGTAAATAAAAAGACCATTCGGGAACATATGCGTCATTTATATCAAAATCAAAATCTCTTACGTTTGTTTTTAACCATTCTACTGTTTTTTTCGTATACGATTCAAAAAAATCTATTTCATTTTTAGGATATAATTTTTTATATCTAGAGTTTCTAGCATATATTTCATGATCTGTTTCAGTTAACAACTTATATAAAACGGCCGCACTATCTTGTCCGCTAGACATACCTACATAAATTTTCATTATCTTTCCTCTGGAAAATTATCCATATCTTCTTTAGGTTCTTCACCTTCAAATTGTTCACCATTCCATTTATAAAATTGTAAATTTTCGTGTGTCAATTTCTTATTCTTATTATTAACCCAAACTAATGTGTGATAAGTATCAAATTTTTCAGTAGCTTTTTCTACCATATCAATAGCTTGACCGTCTTGTTCTGTATTAATTAATATCCATCCCATGATATATACTCCTATCCGTAATTGACAACATAAACATATCCAGCCTTACCGGGTGCGGTGGAGACGACTGCATCTCCTCCTGCTCCAAAGGACGGGCCGTGTAGATTACCGCTTCTGTTTATATTACCACCTGATCCTGAACCATTAGCAGATGTACCTGAGTTGCCACCACCAACACCACCTCCAGCTGAACAAAAACTACCAAAAGATGAAGTTCCACCAGCGCCACCTGCACTTCCATGTTCGGGGCTGGTGCCACCGGCACCAACTGTTACAGTAACAGAAGCAGTACTTGAAACATCAATAACTTCTTCTGCTGATCCACCATCTCCACCACTGCCATAAACGTCATCGCTTTCCTTGGCGCCTCCTGCATCGCCATGCCTGGCACCACCTCCACCAGCGGTAATATGAACATGAACCTTAGTACAGCCAGAGGGTCTAGACCAAGTACCACTAGACGTAAAGTCTTGCACACTAATAATTGCAACCGAGGTTGGCTCTGCCCAAGTCATCGTGCCATCACCATCTGACCTCAAGAACTGCGAAGTTGTACCATTACCACTAACATTTAACTCGCTTGCGCCGACAGCAGATGCAGCTATTGCAGTTGCATCCACAGAACCAGCAGCATAGTGTTCAGCATCAATCGAATCTGCTGCGTAATGCTCAGAGTTAATAGCATCATTAGCAATCTTAGTGCCGTCTATGATGTCAGCAGAAAGATGTGCCCTATCGATAGAACCATCAACGTAAGCAGCACTATCAATAGAGTTTGCAGCCATATGTTCTGCATCAATACTGCCTGCAGCATAGTGTTCTGAATTAATAGCATCATTAGCAATCTTAGTTCCATCAACAATATCAGCGGCAAGATGTTCCCTATCAATACTACCATCAACATACTGAGCACTGTCAATTGAGTTTGCAGACATATGTGCAACATCAATACTACCATCTACATATTGGTTACTATCAATAGAGTTTGTGGCCATCTTTGCCAATGTTATTTGACTAGCAGCAATATGTGCGGTATCAATAGAACCATCTACATATTGGTTACTATCAACGGAGTTTGCTGACATATGTGCAAGGTCAATAGAACCATCTACATAAGAACCACTATCAATGGAGTTTGCAGCCATATGTTCTGCATCAATAGCACCAGCAGCAATATGTTCACTATCAATTGCATCATCAGCAATCTTAGTTCCAGTTATGGCATCTGCTGCTATTTTTATAGTTGAGACAGCCGAGCTCGCTATTTTTGCAGATGTGACGTTCGCATCAGTTATCTTAACAGTTGTCACTGAATTAGTGGCAAGATGTGCTGCGTCAATTGAGCCATCTACATATTGGTCACTGTCAACGGAGTTAGCAGACATATGTGCGAGGTCAATAGAACCATCTATATATTCATCACTGTCGATGGAGTTTGCTGGCATAACTGGTATTTGACTAAAGGTCACTACACCATTAGAAGCGATTGCGATTGCGTCTGTATCACTAGCAGAACCAATGTTACCCGCATTAGGAATAATTAGATTTCCACCAATTGTAATACCAGCATTGAATGTTGCTAAACCAGCAGCAGCACCAGAAATAGTTAAGAAGGTTGTGTCAACACCGCCATCTGTACCTTTAAGAATAATATCTTTATCGCTCTGTTCAGCATCAAGTGTGATATTACCAACGGTTGTTGATATAGTAACTGCGGAATCACCGCCAGTTATATTATCAGCAGCAGAGGAAATCCCTGCACCAATATAAGATGCAATTCTTGAAGCAAGCACTGACTTCATGGTGCCACCAGCACCATCATCTATCATAAATAAGTCAGCATCTGCAATAGCTGCGCCCATCTCTGTTGCACCATCAAGATCAATATCAACAATATCAATACTACCATTAGGAAATACTGGTGCTTGACTAAAGGTTACTACACCGTCAGAAGCAATTGCAATTGCGTCTACATCACTAGCAGAACCGATTTGACCACCATCTTGAACTGTAATATTTGCACTAAATACAGGTCTTGCAACAAAAGTAGCAACACCTGTTTGTGTCAATGTACCACTAATCTCTACATTACCGTTGATATCAATAAGTGTTGAATTAAGTTCTATTTCGTCATCAGCATTAATATCTAAATCGCCATCAGCGTCTGACCTAATATTGATTGCACTATCCCTAAACTGGAGTTGCATATCAGTATTAAGCAATAGCCCATCATTATGGACATGCGTTAATTTAACTTCTGAATCTTGGCCAAAAGAAAGATGCGCTGCATCTGAAAGCAATCTTAGGTCATCACCAACACTCAAGTCAGCAGCAACGCCAGCACCACCAGCAACCGTCAAGGCACCGGTAGAAGCAGAGCTAGAAGCAGTTGTTGCGGTTACAGCAACTACACCACCACTTGAAATTGTTACTGCATTAAGGTCACTGGCAGAACCGATTGACCCACCATCTTGAATTGTCAGAGAAGCAGCAAAGGTAGGTCTGGCAGTAAAGTTAACCACACCACCAGAAGAAATGCTTAATGCATCCAAGTCACTGGCAGAACCAATAAGACCACCATCCTTGATAACCAAGTCACCAGCAACTTGGAAGTCACCGATTGAACTTAGTGTTGCTTTAGCAGTAGCACTAGAAGCAGCAGTTTCTGATACACCAGTTGTAAATACTAATTTTGTTGCGTTTGCAGATGCACTAAATGTTCCTTCTGCAATTGCATGAATACCAGCAGCGACTGTTGCGCCGTCTGTACCATCTGAGTCACCAGCAGCAAACTCAAGAGAAGCAATCACGTTATTTGCTGTAATAGCATTCTCTTCAGATTTCAGCTGTAATACAATAGGATAGTCATCGCTGCCAGTGGCATGGGTTAATGTTAACCCTACATTATGGACATGAGCCAATGTGATTTCAGAGTTTGCACCAAAAGCAATTACAGAAGCGTCACTTAACATAAACAAATCATCACCAATAACTGCATCTAGGACTACTGACAAACCACCGTCAGTTTGTAGAGAACCATCTGTTGTAGAAGTTGCAGCAGTGGTATCGTCTGTTTTCATGATACCACTGGCAGTTAAGGCAGCAGTTGTTACTGCACCAACAACATCCAAAGTACCCGCCATTGTAACATTAACTGTACCAGTTGGTATTTCAATAACATCTGCGTCAGCGTCATTTTTAATAGTTATGTCATTTGTGCTGCCCTGGCCGGTTAATATCAGGCCTTCTGTTGAGGTATAACCGATTGCAGCATTATCACTAGCCGCAGTGTCTCCATCTGGCTCAAATGTAGCAGCGGTTGCAACTCCTACAATATCCACATTAGTAGTACCAGTAGGTACTGTGAACACAGTAGCATCAGCATCATTCTTCAATGTGATGTCTGATGTTGAGCCTTGCCCGGTGAGTATGAGCCCTTCAGCAGAAGTATAACCAATGGCAGCATTATCACCAGCATCAGTATCACCAGCTGCATTAAGAGTTTTTGCTGATGTAATATCTCCAACAACAGTTACATTAGTAGTACCAGTTGGTATTTCTAGTACATCTGCGTCAGCGTCATTTTTAATAGTTATGTCATTTGTACTGCCTTGCCCAGTTAATATCAGGCCTTCTGTTGAGGTATAACCGATTGCTGCATTGTCTTCAGCAGCAGTGTCACCAGCAGGTTCTACCGTACCAGTAGTTGTAACATTACCCACAACAACCAATCCAGTACTATTGACTGTTGTTCTAAGAGCTCCACCTGTTGTAACCGATAAGTTGTTTTCGGAAGGAAAAAATATACCTGTATTAGTATCACCTGTTCTTGTAATTACAGGATTTGAGATATCACCATTGTCTGCAAATGCTTCGACACCAGATATTGTTGGAGCTATAAGAGTTATAACAGTAGCATCAGCACTAATACCAGAACTTAGTGCAGTACCCGTACCCAAAAGAGTATAGATTTCCTCAAAGTTGTCATTGAGTTTATCACCACCATCTCGAATAGTATCACCTGTACCATCCCCTGCGGTTGTTCCTAAATCTATTGATTGATATGCCATTATTCATTCTTCCTTTATTGTATTTATACTCTAACTCTAGGTGTAACTAGAGTCTCTAACTCTAGGTGCGTCCCATGTGTAACTATAATAATCATCTGTATTGGTTACATCACTAAATTTGTGTATTACATTATTGAATCTAAATACGATTGTACCCTCTTCACTTGGTTTTGCTGCAACTTTAGCTTTAGCAGAAACAAATGATACACTAAGAACTTTTGCAAATACATTAAATCCAGATGGATGAACTGCTTTTTTCAACTCATTCAGATATATATCACCACTAGAGTTTGTCTGAACTTCATATGAAAAATCTTGGTAATAATAAGAATCTTGAATTCTAATCAATTCTTCACTGATCAAATGACTTATACCATTAAACTTCCCAAATTTTTCAGTAGAAGTACCCAAATTAAATGATAACTTTGCAATATCTGCATCAGCAATTGTTGCAGATGCTGTAGCAGTTGTTATTGATGTTGTTCCGTCAGAAAAATCAAATCCTGCATCCTCAAACAATATTTTGTCTGTTGCATCAAGAGAAGTTGCATTCGTTGCATCTAAAGTTAAGTTAGTAAAGGGAACGTCATTTTCGTACAGAAGTGTATTATTAGAATCAGTGGCATCGCTGTTACCGGATGCATCAATTACAGATGTGAAATCTTCTAAGTCAAGATTGTCACCCACATTATCGGCAATCGGCGAGCCTTCGATGACGATATGATCTCCACCACTTTCAAGAAGAATATCACCACCCAGTATCGCAGTTGATATATTGGTTGCCGTTGTGTAATCTTCTGAGGAAATACTGTCGTTCGCATTAACAGCAGTATCTTGGACGATATGATCTATGGCCGCCTCCCGGCCGGGTGTAGCATCTTCAAGAAGAATATCACCAGATGTGTAATCTTCCAAGTCAAGACTGTCACCCGCAATAGTCAGAAATCCGCTACCGTCGAGAACGATATGATCTGAATTCAGATCATCATTACCCGGTGTAGCATCTTCAAGAATAATATCACTACCCAGTGTGTCACTAGTTCCAGCTTCTAAAACAATCAGATCGCTGGGATCATTTGTTCCATTTGCATCTGTGGCATTGAATACAATTTTTTCACCAATGTTTGCAGGCCCGGGAATTCCCTCTTCTAAGAAGAGTTTGTCATTTTCATCTTCACCACTAGAGGTAGTGCCATCCAAGACAAGTGCATCATTAGCATAAATAACTTCAGGAAAATCGCGAGCCGATTCCAAGAAAAGTTTGTCATCTTCATCTTCACTATAAGCGTTGGTACCATCCAAGAGAATTGCATCATTACCTTCAGCCCCCCCGCCATCTGGTGTATCATCTTCTAAAAGGATAAGATGTACAGTTTCATTTTGACCCACGTCTTCAAGAAGAATAGTAGCAACATTATTAGTCTGATTGATAACTAAGTTTTCTTCGTATTCTATGTCAGCATCAAGTTCGATAAAGGTTCCACCCCCGTCTGTAAGGATTGGGGTTGGGGCACTTTCCAATATAAATTTTACCTGCCTTGGTGCAACTGAAAGTTCAGTTGTTCCCGATTCCTGAACGGTCCGCTCGGTGGTTTCACTAGATATGAATCCATTTCCAAGTCCGTCTCCGGTGGGTGTACCATCTTCTAAATCAAAGAAAGATAATCTTTGCTCAGGATGCTCCATAATGAGTTCACCCTCATCATCCTCCAAGAGTATGAAGTCAGTTGTTGCCGCAAGATTGTCTATTAAAAGTCTATCTCCATTCTCATCAACAAGGGTGTCCCCATAGATAAGATCAGCATCTAAAATAAGATTGTCATCAACATAATCATCGTCCACAATAGAGTCTTCAAGACGCATACCCTCGTTGGAAGTTACTCCATTTGATTCATCTTGAACAGCAATCGTATCTTCGATAGAAACCTCTAGAACCTGAGTTGTAGAATCATATGACCGGATGAAACCTGTATGTGATGTTAGTGTATCACCTACAGCAAAAACTCCCGTTATATCTTTTATAATAAAACTTGCGCGGGCTTCTGATGTAGGGGATTCAGTATAACTGAAGCCCGGATTAGTAATATTGATAGAAGAAATTCGCCCAATGTCTGTGGTTGTTGCAAGAACATTTGCACCGTTACCATATCCAGTCCTAACAGTAACACTAGGTAATAATCCATAACCATAACCCGGATCAGTTACCGTTATTTTTGTAATATCTCCATCACCAGACTCTAACACAATTCCCTCATTAGGATAACGGTTTGTGTCTAAAACTTTTGTATTTACTGCCCACTCAGATTGAATTCTGTCACCAAGAACTAGTTCAGTGTTGACGCCTCCAGAATAATCGTATGACGCAGCATTACCAGACTCACCGTAGATATGATCTGATTGATAGTTAAAGTTCCCACCATAAAGAGTATATGTAGATGTACTATAAGACGCTGCAGCTGAAACTGTTGTTGCAGTTGGTGAATAGAAATTAACGCCGGGATACTCAAGGAATTTATATATTCTCACTGCTTTTGCAAGAGAATCAAATGTTAAAACTTCATTATCTGGGAGTGATTGTGGAATGGACAGAACGATAGTTGATTGATCTGTAACAGAGGTAACTGTAACTTTTATACCTTGAGCAATACTATTTGATCGTACAACCATCCCTATAGCAATATCATTCCCAGCATTCCCATCTAGTGTTACTGTTGTTGAGTTGAATGTTTCACCATTAACAGAAGCAGATGATTTTAAAATAGTAGTTTTTGATGCTGCGGAATTTGATAAATATATTGGATAATAGTAACCGGCCGCTCCACTATATATTCTATCAGTTCCAAATACTGCATAGGGTTGTTCTGCAATGAGTGTACCCACTTCAACTTGAAAATTAAATAGTTCTAAGAAAGTGTTTGTACCAGCTTCCTGTATGATAATATCTTTATTGATAACAATATCATCATCGTCATACTCATCAACGATGACACCATTAGTACTAGTAACTACACCCGCCGCTTCATGCACTACTCCATCTTCAGAACTGTTCTCTGCAAAAACTACAATCTCACCTATTTCATAATTCGTTCCTCCAGAATCAATTATAACATCTGAAACTGAACCCCTTTCAACCGTACCAACAACAGCTGAAATATCACCACTACCAATAGCAACAGAATTATCAAGGTCAAGGACATCATCAGCACTGTATAGTATTCCGTCATTTGATATTGATGTGCTTGAAAGTAATTGGTCAATAACAAAATCATATCTTATATCTCCTTTGCCAGATATACCATATGCAGTTTCTCCATTTTCAAAGGTTCCAATCACACTTGAAATTTCAAATTCAATATAAGAAGTGCCACCAGAGAGAGAAAAGGTTGTTGAATTCTCAACAAGAGCAGTTGCTAAGCTACTCTCACCTGTAATTGATTGTCCAATAAGTTCATCTGCATCAATATCATTAGGAGAAGAAACACGGATAATGGTAGGTTTATCCCAATCTGCTGCTGACGGTTTCGTCATATATTGGTTAGGATAGAATATTGTTGCTTCCTCACCCAGAAGGATTTTGATAAAGAGTTTAATACCCTCTTTAGTTCCCTTCTTTTTATACAAGTCACCAATATGTTTTTCTAAATCTCTCTTATTAATTCCATTTGCAATATTAGTAGGAATTCCAGCCATAAAGGATTTGCGAAACTCTTCAATAAAGTCATGAATTGTATTATCAATATCAGCATACGCCAACAGTTGTTGAATATTTTGAACAGGGTTTGCACGATATTTTGTGATAACCCCAGTTGCACCAGAGGTTCCACCTGTTACAATTTCACCAGTTTCAAATAATTGTTGTGAAGATATAAATAATCTTGGTGTTGCATTACCAAGGTCTTCAACAAGAACCTTTGCAGTGGCATAAGATGTACTACCAGTAATAGTCTCACTATCCACAAACTTACCTGTAGAACCAGTACCACTTTCAGTAACAATCAGGGTTCCATCTTCATTAAGAAGATTAGTAGGAGTCTGAACCTCTAAAATGATGTTATCAATACTGACTGTTAATTGAAGTTCAGCAGATTCAAGGAACTGGTAATACGATTTTAGAAATTGAGAAAACTGTGGGTGGTCTTCAGCAATGAAGTCAGGTAGTTGTCCATCAATTTGAGTACTGAGTTTATTCTCTAGTTCTGGGGTCCAAGATAAGTCAAAAGGTGGTGCCATAATTAATAACTCGAAGGGGCTACATAATTACTAGTTGTAACATAATTAGTTGAACCCCCGCCACTACTAACTGCAATCGTATCCCCTCCTGCGGTGATTGTCGTATTAATAAGATCAATTTCAATAATCTGATTTCTCTTACTAACAATATCGACGGATGCTGGTGATGCAGTTATTCTTATTGATGTTGATACATTATCATCAACATTAGATACAGTAGTTATATAAATTGGATTAACTGAAATTAAACCATTTATATAATTTACAGTTCCAGCCAAGAGATCGTAATATGTTCGTGCCCCAGAATCCAAATAATAAATACGAAGATTACCAATACCATCATCATCAAAGAACATCTCGTTTGTATTATCTTGTATATAGAAACCCGTTGATGCAATGATACCACCAGCTGTTGAATTATGGCCAGAGTGTGGGTGGTATAATTGGTTTGCAAAATTGACGGTAAAGGAAAGTGAACCCGACGTACTTGGTGTATGAAGTAAGGAAAGAACTACTGTAGTAATATTATTTAATATAGAAGTATCACTAGCATCAATTAAAGCAGTAAATTGTGAGTGTCTAAAAACAGAGTTGAATACTTTCAGATAATTGTTGTTGTAATTTGTGATAGTACTGGATACAATTGACTGTAGTGATTCTTTATTTTTTGCCGTTGCATTGCTATCAAATTTAAAATTGACACTCATAATCAGATTTAAAATTTCTGGGTCTACGATTACTGGAGTTAGTGAAGCAACGGTATATGGAGCCAACCCTGTAACCAACTGTGCTTTCTGAATCTCATTCAGATTCAATCCGGTTATTGATTTCACACTAATGAATATCTTACCATACTCTGCAATATCTGATATACCAGTAACGCTATTAAATGAACCATCCTCTCCACCCCAAACAGAAACCGCTTGAGTATTTGCAAAGAGTTGTCTAATATAAGTTTTATAATCTTCTGTTGTAACACATCGACCCTGTGACGCATAGTCTAGGGGTGCGTTATATTTTATAGACTCAATAGATTCTGGTTCTGCACCACCGGCCGCCGGAGACACTGTTCTAACATTGACACTGTTAACAGTATCAATTGCAGATGAACTAGTAAAGCCTGCGGCACTATTTGCAGCACCTTTGTTGGTAACAACATAATTCATTATGATAATATTGCCATCCTCTAACGCACTACCTAGAATACCATCACCGAAATATATTTCATACTTACCATCCTCAACTTCTTGTAGGAAATAAACATTTGAGGTAGAGGTTAGTCCAGAAATATCTGTTGCTAGAGTATAGGTTGTTAGTGTAGAATCTGATAAAGAGTTTTGTACCGTAACTGTGAGAGTTGTTGTATCTGCCCTATTATCATTAATAAGAAATCTCTGTTCAACATTCTGAGTGTCAGCAGTGTATCTAGATGAAACATAACTGCCTTCATATATAACTGTGTCATCAAATGCAATACTCGCACCCTGAAGAAATGCGGTAGTATCCTGTATAGTTACGAACTGATAAGATGTATCGCCCACACTAGCGGTGAAGACTGTACCCGCAGGCATAGTTGCACTGGTGTTGGACGTATTCAGAAAAACATTAATAGTTGCTTTTGCAGCTGTAGCAGAACGAGTGGTGTATCCCAAAGTCTTTGCATGTGAAACCACACTCGACCTCAACTGTGAGGAATCAAGAAACATTTCGTTTGCAAGCATGTTCGCATTGAAACCAAGATAGTGAGTGTTGTATGCAAGAACATCTAGGAGAGCACTAAGGCCAGAACCTTCGAAGTCATAGTCCTTGAACTCTGTCTGATTTCGCATAAAGACTTTTAGATTATCTTTAACCTCATCAAAATCAAATTCTGTTACAGTGAGTCTTTTTCTAGTCGCTGCCATTATCGTAATCTCTCTAATAGAACTTCCATACTGACAAGTTCTGTGGGTGCATTAACAACATAAAACTCAATGGATACTTCATATGCGTTGTTGTCAAGATTAGGTTGAGCTCGAACTCCCATGAGTCTAGCCCTTGGTTCAAAGTTCTCAATCACATCTTCGATCTTCATAGTCAGAACATATGCCGTAATCGGTGTCATAGGTTCAAATAGAATATCTCTCACACCAGAACCAATCTCTGGGTGAAAGGGTTTTTCGTAGAAGTTGGTTAGTACAAGATTTCTTACAGACCTCTTGACTGCAACAACGTCAGTAACTTTGGTGATATCCTTTGATCCAATTTTAGGACCAAAGAATAAATCAATATCAGAATACACTTGAGCTGCACGTTCTTCCCCCTGAAATGTACCATCAGTGTATGCGGTCTTTGACATAAGTATTCCTTTTTATTATATTTATACACTCTCTGCTGTGTTTTGTTTCATCATATAAGTATTATTCGACTTCCAAACATCTTTTGCATTAACACGAATGAATCGTTTGTTGGTTTCATTTGGATTTGGGTTAGGAATAGTTACCACGACATTCTTACCCCTTCTAAATGCTTCAGTCTGATTATTTATTCTATCAACATAATTAAACTCAATGTAATCTCTACGGAGTGCCTTAGTAACGGACTTGCTAACGCTACGGCGTTCACCCTTAGATGTTTCTGTTTCTCCTGATTTCTTCTTTCCCATAATATAACTCCTTTATGTATGTTTGTATTTATGTCTTCACTTTTTCGCCGCCCGCAGCATATTTGCCACAGCACCTTCAAGCGCTTGCTCTGGTGGTTTACCTATGGCCGTATAACCTATTTTCGCTTTCACAAGGGCCTTATTAACGATCATGAAGCCCATCTTAGTGATACTGGCCATCGTGACCTGAACTAGGTACTGGCCGCTATCGTGGAGCCCCAGTTGTTGAACCTCAACCTTATAACTACTGTATTTTGCGTCAGCAATTTTTTGTAAGTCTGCCAGTGTGGTGGTTGATTTTCGATCTGATGCTGATTTAATCTTTGCTATCTCTTCCGGGGGTGTCTTCTTCGGCGCAAGCGGTGGTTTTTCTGGCTCCGGTTCGGCTTTGGTTGGAGGCCGCTTTACCGTTGCCACTGTGGGTTGTGCGTCCGGCGGGACTGGGTAGTCCAGCGTTGAGACTGGCACCGGAGTGTTCTTTTTTGGTGGTGTTTTTGAGGGAACATAATCAGGATCATACCTTTCCAGATATGAATAAGTTAATAAAACACACATCCCTTTATATTTGGAATTTAATCTTGCATCACTCATAGGGTTCTTATTATGTCCTACAAATATGTCAGGATCAGAACTAAAAACAGTGCCACCTGATTTTATGTTGCCCGGATGATCAGAAAGTTTAACTGGAGGGTAAAAGTTAAATCGGTTTGGTTGCAAACTGAAAGTAGCCCAATTAGTATTATCATTAAACCCAGTAGTAGCATAATCACCAGTAGGGATAAGTAGATCAGCGTGACGACCATATCGATTTCTATAATAAAATCCTTTATTTGCGTCAGTGCTTGCAATATTTTCGTCTAAATTAAATCTTTTGCGTTGTGATCTGTCCCAATATCCTTTATTAACACCTGTGCCGGTATGAAATAGTAAGCTCTTAATTCTAACAGGGTTATGTTTAAGTATTACATATGTTTTGGCATCTATTTCCTTTTTTTCTTCATTGCCCTCGCCGTCGGACTCTACTTCAGTATAGGCGGCTTCTTGAACAACATCAGCAAGGGAAAATGTTTCAGTAATTGTTGCTTTTTTATATGAAAATCCATCGCCTTGTTGTGCCGAGGCATAATTTGTTCTCTCACCCACAGATGTGGGTGGAAAAGCAACACTAGTGGGAGCACCGCCACCAAGTGACACTGTTTTAAATGCACCGGGTAGTGCTATTTGAAATGCAGAAGTATCCTGTGTTGGTGCTATTGAACTTGTAAAAAAAGATGACATCTTGCTCTGCAAAGCAGCATACTGTGTCTCTACTCCAATATTTTGGTTCGCCACAGATGAAGCTTCAGTTACGGCAGCGACAGCTGCTTGTTTTGGTGCAATAGGTTTTTGGGCTGATGGTTCAGCACTCCCTGCCTCTTTCTCAAGATTGGGAACAAGGGCACAAATATTACCACCACCTAATATTGCCGCAGTCGCACTACTAACAAGACTATCTAACTCTAAACCACCAGACTTTATGTCATCACCAAATTCTGTTTTAATTTTTGCTAGTGCAGAAAAAAAAGCTGGGGTGCCGGGTATCTGTGAAGTAAGACTTGCAATTTCTGCCTGCAAGTTTAGTTTAGGTAGAGTTGGTATCTCAATAGTTTGCAGTTTATCTTTCAATCCCTCAAGTTCATTCTGCGCTTCTGCAAACGCAGCAGATGCAGTAGATGCTGCTTCATTAAGCTTTGCTTTTGCATCTGATTTTGCCGCAGTGAGTTTACTCATAACGTCATTCAGTTCTGGACTTGCGCCACATAAATTAGCGTTTGCAAAATCAACCATTCTAATCTCCACAAACACTAGTTGTAAAATTATAAGCAGTACAGGAAGAATCTACAGTTTGTGTAAAAGGACTTACTGCCATCTGTAATTCAGCAGTGCTTACCACTGTTGCTCCTGATACTGTATTATTCGATGCTGAAGCTTTATCATCATCAACATCACCCTGAGATCCACTTACGTCATTAGCATAAACATTAGTGCTTGATGTAGTTGAAGCATTAGGAACCCAACTTGCGTGGCCTCCTGTTGAATCACCCAATCTATGTACTGCTATTCCATTTATAAAAATATTAGATGACCCGGCTGTAGCAGGATCACCACAACCAGTTTTATCTCCTATTCTAACAGCAGCAGTACCATTAACAAAAGTATTGGGACTACCTTCAGCGTATGATGTCTGGTGAAATCCGTTAGGACTTGGTGATGCATGGCCAATGTGGTGATCTTGAGTTTTTCTTACTATGCCGGGCATTTTTTATTTCCTCTTATGGGTTAATCTTAACAGAATTAGTTGCCGTTGGTGTATTAGTTATTACATCGATAACACGGGTTTGCCCTGATCTTATCGTGTGTACTGTTCCAGATGATGAATCCAAAGTTGTCTCAGCAAAGATATCCATTGCAGATGCTGACATTACGTTCAGTGTGTCACCAGACTTCAGAGACATAATCCCCGATATGGTTGACTGAGATATATTAGTCTTTGCAAGCACGGTATAGTTAGAATTCGTTGTCATGAAAATACCATCACCACCAGCGTTTGAATCCATCTCCTTACCCGTAACATCCAAATCATATCCACCACCAACAATTTGAATTTTAGATTTCTCAAAGGTAACAACCGAATCACCACCGACTCTACCTTTGATATCATCGTTGATATTGAAAGAATGATTACCGATAATCTCTTCTTCACGATTACCACCGGGGCCTTTTGGATGATCATCGTTTGCAGCACCCACCTTGACACGATGATTCTTGTGTATCTTCTGAAAGAAGTCTCCTTCTATCTCCTGTATGTAGTCACCCTTGATGAGTTCTCTTACATTTCCTTCTACTGTTATATTTCGGTTTCCCTTAATGACAATGTTCTCAGAATTAACCACAATCTCAAAATTACTACCCATAATCTTTGTGACTACACTTCCGTCTGGGTGTATCTCTTCAAATGTTCCAGACATATGCTGACGAAACAACCGTTCTGCGCCGGGACTGTCATCAACTTCTGTGATATGACCGGACTCAGACTCAAATACATGATTATATGGATAGACGCCAGAGATATACGGTTCTGCATCCGCCTCAATTCCTTTAGGTACAGGTTCTTCCCAATATTCTCTTATCTCCGCAACTGCTTCATCAGAGACACTTTCAAGATTTGGTTTGGTTGCAAGAGGAATACCTCCCGCAACACCTTCGTCAACATCAGCATCAGCAGGGTCGCCGTAATATCTTTGTTCCCTACGATCAATAAGTGATTTATGATCTTCTGATGCTCTACCTCTAGCTAAACGATTGGTATCCGGTTCTCCAATATCATGGCCACTGTGTTCTATCTCGCCGGGGTAAGGACCATACTTCGGGTTACCTTTATATGCATTTTCAACAGCTTCGGCTCCCCTTGGATCATTAAATCCTGATGCTGGATTAGCTTCTGAATCTGGAATACCCGGCAATGTACCCATGATGACAGGTTGCTGTGCTTCAGTATCCCTAAAGAACCCGACAACCCACGAACCTTGCGTCAAAAACGAAGGTGTGTGGCCAAGACCTTGCATAGAAGGATCAGTTACAGGATGCATCACATGCGCCCAAGGAAGATCAGTAGTCTTAACCTGAGTCAAGTCATCACTGTGCCGTCCAAGCACACGAACACGAACCCTACCCAATTGAGCAGGATCATTCCTATCTTCAACTACACCAACGAACCAACTGAAACCATCTTTACCCATGAAATCTTGCATGGGACTATTTATAAGAGTTTAATGAAGGTCTGGATCACGCCCTAAGCGGTTACCATCAGTTGACCAATTATACTGTTCTACATCAAACAACTTTTTTGGATCACTGTCTCGCAAAGTCATAAGCATTTCAGCAGCTTCGTACTCAGACATACCCTCGGTTACCGTTTGTTTTTCTATAATTCTATATCTTATCATGATGAACTCCTTTCATCACCTAGTCGTGACTGTATGAGTTCCTATTCAACTAGACATTTATCTAGATCATAGGAATGATTCGTTCGTTTTACTAACATGGTTGGTTATTTAGACATTACCAATGAGTTCATTTGGAAGAATGTAGTCCAAATTACCCATCCCCCTCGTACCGAAGCGGGTAATCTCAATATAGACAGAGTTCAGGGACTTTTCCTTGAACGCAACATACTTCTTCAACTTCTTGGATTTGTACATAAACACGCCGTCTTCCAACTTAATGTCATCATAAGAGTCCTTGTCAGAACCAATCGCAGTAATCTTCCCGCGAAGGATATCACCATAGTCGCCGTTGTATGCAACTTCATCACCAATATTCATGTTTTAGTTCCTGTTTAGTTTAAAGATATTCATAGGTCGTTGCAATGATTGGGTCTTTAGTTGAACCAATCCACTTACTCTCAGTTGTCACAGCTTTAATTCGCCGGAAAGTTTCTGATTTAAATTTGGTTCCATTCTCAAATTCATAATCATCATTCGGGTCAATTGAATATTCTTCAAAGTATTCAATCGTTACTGTCTTGAATGGTTTCTTCATTTTTGCTCACTCCATATTTAAATTCTGTTTCTGCTGCAAGGTCTAGCTTATGCATGATGTCTTCGGTAAAGTAGGTTTCCGGGTCACTCAGAATGCTCTTACCGAACTGTTTAGTACCGTCAGGCAGTTCATACCGCGTTGACACCTTCTTAAAGACCTCATACTTCTCTGCCAGTTCCAACAAGCCATAGTATCGGTCCAACCCCTTGTCATAGGTCAGCCGCACATCCACCATCTTGTTCTCTTTGGTCAACCGACTCTTGTGGTTCTTACAGTGAATGATATTACCGATAACCTCAGTGCCATCTTTCTCTTTCTTCTTACTCAGGTAGATGATACTACTCGCAGCATACTTCAGACCAGAACCGCCACCCATCTCCTTGGTAGAGAACAGGCCCATACTCTCATAAGTATGGTTAGTCACCACCATCGGGATTTTCGCGCGCCCAAGCTTCAACGTCAGAACTCGAAACGCGGCTTTGAGCACCTGAGCCCTTGTCATATCACGAGTTTCTTTACCATCGGTAGTGTCTTCGACTTCCTTCGTGGTACTCAGCATACCCAGAGAGTCCAAACAGAGGAACATAGGACTACGTTCACTCTCAGGTTGCGCCATATAACTGTCCAGAACCTTGAGAGCCTGTGTGCGAAACTCCTGCACGGTAGTAACTGGGAAGATCACCATACGCTTTGGATCAATTCCCCGGTCAACTACCATGTTACGCGTAATCGCACTTTCACTCTCAAAGTATATGACCCCGCTATTTGGATCATTGTCAAGGAAGTTCTTCACGATACCCATAAGGAAATACGTCTTACCTGTTGCACTCTCTCCTGCAATTGCAGTGATTTTGTTAGCGGGTAGCCCCCCATTCACTGAACCACTCAGTAGTGCGTTGAAGATATATGAGCCAGTGTCAATGAAACTGTCCACATCTCCTGCCTCAACTCCGTCATCCACGATAGATGCGTACTCGTTACCAACCTGTTTGATAACATCCTTTAGAAAATCGTTCATGTATTTGCTCCTGCAAGTATGTAAAAGAATAATGTAATAACTACTATATACCCTAACACAACAAATGTCAAGGTATAAAGTGTATATTTAATAGAAATAAGTGGGTGCCTCACAAAGAAACAAATGCAGAACCCAATCAAAAATAATAGTAGTAGTGCTTCCATAGGGGTTAAGTCAGCAAAAGGCTCTCAGTTTCGGGGGTGGGCTGTTCTATGCCAGAGATGCGCCCCTTGATATACTCTGTGATGATAGGGTTAATCTCTATGTTCATATCGGTAATTCTCTGTAGTTCCATTCTGAATACTGTTAGGGTAGGCATATCTGCTCCGTTGATGTTTGTGGCCATGGGGGGAACTCCTTTAGGGAATCATGCAGGAACTTCTTTAGGTTGTTGTGCATGATCCTTTAGTTTTATATAGGGTAGTGCAATTGAATAGCGCTGAGGTTTGGGGGGGTGGCTCCGTGGGTAGGGGTCGAACCTACGACATATGGATTAACAGTCCATTGTTCTACCACTGAACTACCACGGAATAATGCTCTGGATACTTATTACATTTATAGATTAGGTAGACTCTTCCAGTCTTGGACCCCCCCTATAGTCTCTCATACTATGGGAGTTACCTCTACATGCATGGCCATATCTGAGAACTTACTCAGAGCATCCTCATATGAAGACTCGAATACCTCACTGTCAGAGAAGTATGAGTTGGGCTTAACCTCTATCTCATACCGATAGTTCCCATACGCCCAGAGGTACATAGGAAAGGATGTATCATCCCCTGTAACATCATCAAGGCTGCTCTTGCCTGTCGCACACAATGACGGGAATGTCGGGGGAGTGTTCCACAATATGCTCATAGTCTATATCTCCCAAAACATCTTAGTGACAGGGCACCACACAACTTCGATATTCGTGCCCTGTACAGTCATCTTATCAGACGTTAGGGATAGGGTCATTACCGTGTCCCAAGCAAAGGTCTTCTTCTCTTTAGTCATAATCTAATTCTTTCTATGGGAGAGACTAGCAGTGTCATATGACCTAACAGGCGAACCCTGTTCCTGAAGTCTCTCTCCATTATCTTAATAGTACCACACTCAAAGGGATATGTCAAGCAGAATCTGAGCTCTTATCGAATAATTTCTCTACCCTTGCACGCCAGGCCTTGAATTCCATGAATCCTCTGTCAGTCATACGCTCACCACTCTCCATGCAATACTCTGCATATATGTCTCTGTACTCTTGCTCGTTTATCATCTCTGTACACCTCTATATGTCTTATTAACCATCCTACAAGCAGACTATACCACGTTGTCAAGGGATTGTCAAGTCTTTTCTGCAATATTTCTGAGATAAGTGCAGAATAAATGCCGATACATGGGAAACTTTAATCCCCCCTGCACACAGCTATATTATGTTTATTCATATCTTTATTATATTTGGGTAATTATGGGTATTTATGGGTTTATTTGGGAGAGGTTATCCGCATCACTTCAGAAACGTCTATTGAGTTCCCTATCTAGGGCTATGTCGAGAGCTCTGTGTTTCTGTTTTCTCTCTCTCAGCATCTCTATACCAGCGAGTTGTTCTTCCTCTGTTCTATTCCGCCAACCTTGTACCTCTTTCTTGGTGCGAAGGCATCCTATACAGTATCCTTCATCATCATGTTCGCATACACTGATACATGGTGAGTGTTTAGCCTTTGGCATTGATTTATACTCCTATTGATTTCTTTAGGATATCACCACGAAGACAACTGCCCCTATCTGCTTCATACTCATGTATAATCATTGGCAGCATCCTATTGCAATCTTCCCT